CGCTGCGCAGGATCAGATCCTGTTGCATCGTCAGCTGGCAGAGGCGCAGGAGGGCATCCTGTGCCTGCTGCAAGTCGTATCCCTGAATGGCACGCCGCTGTCGTTCCAGCGTCAGCTGGTGCTCTGGCCCCGGCTGGGGGATCATCCACTGCCCCCAGGCCATAGGCCACCGGGAAACTAGGGTCTGTGTAAGTTGCCGCTGGTGGTTGATCAGCCACGCATTGAGCTGATCCAGACCATCCACGGCCCGCTCTGGCGCGTGTGCGGCATGGGCTACTGCGCCGAGCACCGGCAGCGGTGGCAGGCTGAGGTGCTGTTTGAGTGCTTGCTGGTGGCCAAGGGCCTCAACGGTCAGGCTGCTTCTGGGCCTTGAGCCTGTTCACGGGCCAGCCACTCACGCGCATAGTCTTCGCTGTAGCTCATCAGCGTCACGCCATGGGCCATGGCCATCCACACCTGAACGCCGGTGTCGTCACGGGTCACAGCCCAAAGGTTCGGTGCGACGCGGCGGGAGGTGTTCATGGCTCGGCAATGATTGCCCAGCCGCTGCCTGGGCCATCAACGAGCCACCTTGGCCCCCAGTTCTTGCGGGAATAGGCCAGGCCAGCGCCACGGTTGCCGTCATAGCGACCTTCGGCAACGAGCATTTCGCCGAACGGGTCGTTGACAATGAGCGAGCCGTTTGCCGGGGCATAGCCAATCACGATCAGCCAATGCCCGCCACCGGTCGGTGCCGAGCTAGGCCCGTGATGCAGGAACCCGCAGGGCACGGGCACGCCACGGTCAATCTGGCGCTCTAGGTCTTTCCAGTCGCAGTCCTGCCGAAACTTGGCCTTGATGCCGTAGGCCGCCAGTGCCTTCAGCTGTGCGCTGGCATCGGTGGTATCACCAAAGCGCTGCACCATCTTCAGGTAGGTGTCGTCGGCATTGGCACCGTTGAGCGCACCGGGCCGCAACGTGGCCACGAGCATGGCGCAGCTGCTGCTGAAACACATGCGGTTGGCTTGGCCCGGCACCTCGCTGTCGCGCTGGCTGTAGTACGGCACCTTCAGCGGATTGCCTTTGCCGGCTGGTTGCGCTGGCATCCCGCAGAACAGCTCGATCTCGGCAGCGCGGCGACGCTCCAGACCGGGCAGCACAGCCTCGCCAGCGTGGACCCATTTGGGCAGCTCTTGCCGCACCACCGTGCAGGGATCCTCGCCAGCTAGCAGCCGCTTGCGCAGCGTGCTCTCTTCCAGCGCCCCTAGGCCAAGGTTGTAGGCAAAGCTGATCAGCGCGGCCACCTGCTCACGCCGCCATTTAGAGGCCAGCGGCAGCAAGGCCAACACGCCAGGGCCAAACAAGTGCTCAACGTCATTGGCCAAGAGTTCCTCAGCCATGGCCTGGCTGATCTTGTCGCTCATGCGCACTGGCGCATCCATGTAGCGGGTGGTGCCGTAGCCGATGGTGGGGACACCGGCTGCATCCTTGTAGGCCTCCAGCCGGCAGCCCTCAAACTCCTTGATCAGCTTCAGCGCTGACGGCAGCCACGGCGGCGGCAGCATGGCCTTCTCTGGCGGTGCAGCGCGATACAGCTCCGCGAACTCCTCCAGCGTTTCCTTGCTCAGCTGCTCCTGCAGCCAGTTCCAAGCCGCCAGCTGGTGCGACTCGGCGCGGTACCACTTGGCCGCATCGCGCAGATGGATCAAAGGCGTCCCTCCAACTTGGCCAAGCGCTGTTCAATGGCATTCAGGCGGGGATATAACTCCTGTCTGTCTTCCTTGATCTCACCGCGCAGCAGACTGACCTCGCCGGCGATGTGTTCCACCGCTGCGGTCAGGCGGATCACAGCACGCGAGGCTTCATCGTCTCGCTTCATAAACGAGCCGATACCGCCGGCACCAATGGCCACCCCGGCTCCAACGATCGCCGCCCAAATCTCGACCACGATCAGCGGCGGCGCTTTTTACCGTTGCCCTGCTCCTGCTGCATGGAAGCAATGCCCTTAAGCGCGGCCAGGATCAGCTGCAGCCAGCCGTTTGCCTTGACCCCAGGCACATAGCTAAGGATCTCACTGCCCGCCAGCAGCGCAACGGCTAGGCCAGCGATTTCTTCTGGGGTCATGCGGCTGGTGCTACTGGCTAGGTTTCCGGCCTAACTTGCTCAGGTGGTCGGACATCCAAAGCAATACCCACATGGCCACCGCCCAGAGGACTGTGAGCAAGACCAGCGTTAAGACAAGACTGCCCATGACATTGGCCTAGAAGATCAGGACATTGCGACGGCGTGCCGTGCTGGCCTTGGCAAATGTTGCTGCTGGCCCTGTTAACGTGAACACCCCTGATGCCACAAACAGCTCATCGGTGTCGGTGAGGTTGACGCTGTGACCCACCAACGCAAAAGTGCCAGCGTCTGCTGTTAGCAGGCGTGTTGTCTGCAGCGCTGCTGGGTTGCCGGTCAGGGCGAAGGAGGCAACACCAGCCTGCAGTTGTCGCAGGGCTGCCAGAGTCGCTGGTTGGCCCGTGAGCGCGAACTGCCCGCGATCTACCGAGAACAGCCAGCCGCGTGACAGCGTGGCAGCGTTGCCGGTGAGGGCGAAGGTGCCGGCATCAGCTGTGAGTTGCCTTGCTGATTGCTTGTCGAGGGTGGCTGGGTTGCCGGTGAAGGTGAACGCACCGGTGCCGGCGGCCAGCGCATAGCCATGCCGCAGCGATGCTGGCTGGCCGTTGAGCGCAAAGGTGCCGGCATCGACCGGCATGGTCTGGCTCTGCGCCAGCGTGGCCTGCTGCCCAGTGAGCGCAAACGCGCCAACTGATGGGTTGATCTCATAGGCGCCCAGCTCAGTCAGGCTGGCTGGGTTGCCGGTCAGGGCGAAGGTGCCGGTGCTGCCTTGCAGTGCCCAGGTGCGCGGGAAGGTTGCGGCTTGGCCGCTGAAGGCGAACGCACCGACCTCGGCTGATAGCTGTTTGGCCGACAGCTTGGTCAGCGTCGCGTCGTTGCCCGTTAGCGCAAACGACCGTGTGCTGGCCTCAATGCGGACGTTGTGCCGCGTATCGGCCGGGTTGCCGGTTAGGGCGAAGCTGCCGGTGCCGCCGTCAATGCGGCTGGCGACCTTGAAGACAGCAGGCGTTGCAGACGCGGCGCCCGTGGGGTCGTAGTCGCTTAGTGGGCCTTCTTCAAACTGCGCACCCCAGATATAGATGCCGGAGAGTCCGTCGGCGTCGGTGTAAAGAGCCGTTTGCGCAGTGGAGATGATCTGGATGGCAGGGCCGCTAGTTATTCCTCCGCCGGTGTACTGCTTTGTTAGCCAAGCTCGATACCAGCCATTGCCCTCATTTGTAATCCCACTGGCGGAAGGCGATCCAGCCGCCGACAAAATCGTCCCTGCGGCTAGGTTGATATCGACGTGTGTACTTGTGCCAAAAACGGCCGCGTTGCCTAATTGGAGTCGAGCGTAGCGAGTGATTGGCCCCGGATAAAGCTCGAAATAGCAAGACGCTGTATAGGTGCGTCCCGTGATATACGTTATGTTTTGGGTGACTTGATGGCCAACACTTGGCGTCGCGTTCTCAATCAGCGCATCAGCAGTCAGCGTCCCATCAGGTGCTGTGGCTGCATTAGCTATGATGCTGGCTTGGCTCTTTGTCCACGCTGCATTATCAAAGCTCTCGCTGTAGCGGCGAAGGTTGCGCTCTGGCAGGAAGAACTGCCCGCGCTCGGTAGTTGTGCTAAAGTTCTTGGTCTCTGTTACCGCAACAAATACACCAGCATAATCATCGCTTGCATCGCTGAAGCCAACAGGGCGCGACCCCGTGCCCGCCGTGGTCTCGCGGACCATGCCGCAGCCGAAGGCGCCAAAGTCAATGCTTGTGAGAGAAGTGCTATTCGCGCCAGGTACTGGCGGCGAAGCGCCGCCGTAGTAGGCCGCTGCATAGCGGAGGCTGGTAAGACCCCTGGCGTAGTCGGTGACTGAGACTTCAGCAGGTGCCTGGTTTTCTTGGCGTACTTGAATTTCCGCCAGAAGAACATTTGTTGCTGCGGTTACCGTCGCCGCAGACGCATACATCACCGTCGCGTTGTTCGTGCGGTTGACGGTAATTGTCTGGTTCCCGGTGCCGAGCCCCGAGCCCAGGAAAAACAGATCGGTGCGTCCTACCTCTGCTGCGGTGTCAATCGCGACAGCGCCAGTCACGCGTGTCAGCGTGACGCCCCCATAGGTGACGCTGCTGATGAAGTCACTGGTGCTGATCGTATGCACAAAAACGAGCACACCCTGAGGCGTGTCCGTCTGCGTGTGCGTCCAGCTGAACGATGCCTGGCTGGTTGAGCCTGTCGTCCCGGTATGGGACTCCGAGGCAGCACTATGGGCAACAGCCATGGCCCTGCCTCCGCGTCAGTTATCAGGCCAGAGTCAGGATGCCGGCAGCGTCCCAAGTGATCGTGAAGGTTTCGCCGTTCAGCAGGTCAACAGCAGCGCCGTAGTCGTACCAGCCGATCAGTTCACCACTGGTGGCCGTTGCGTTGTAGAGCACCACATACCGGAACGTCGGCACCGTGCCCGTCGCTGTGAGCACCAGATCATTGGCACCCAGCTTGTAGGTGCCGCTAGTCTGCGCCGAAGTCACACCAGTGAGGTTGCGACCGGTGGTGGTGCCATTCTGGATGTTGGTGTAGCTGATCTGCGTGATGTTGGCGATCACCGTGTTGGTATTCACCGGCAGCGTGTTGGTCAGCGCCACCGTCAGCGTGTCGGAGCCAAGGTTGTGAGTCTTCTCGGCCAGGGCCTCGACGAAGCTGTTGAACTTAGAGAAGGTGGCCATCTAGGCGCTGGATCAGTGCTCTAAGTTGCCTCGCCTAGAACGCCACTGACAGATTGAATTCGTCCACGGTCCCAGTGACGCCGGTAATTTTCACCCACACCCAGCGAGCAGCCGGGATCGGCTGGTTCTGCAGAGTTGCGGTGTCGCCGGTGGTCGTGTTGGTCACGGTGTCGCTGACCGTTGCCAGCGTGCCAGTGGTGGTGCGATCTGCTGCATAGCGCAGCTCATAGGTCACTGACCCGCCAGAGACCAAGCCCACCACGCTGGCAATCGTGGTCTCGCGGCTGGTGCGGAACAACGTAAAGCTGTCATTCGCAAGCGGACCTGCAACGGTGATGCTGCGCGGTGCAGAACCGTTCACGGGCGGCTTGTGCTCCCAGCGGTTGGCCGCATCCACCCACGTCAGCACGTCACCGTCGTGCGCATCGCCAACCTCAACGTCGTGGCAATCCTTGATGAACTGCCCAGTAGCAACCCGCACAAAGATCACGCCGTTGTTGCCGCTGCTGATCACAGCCGCCACCGGCAGCTTTAGATTCGGCCCGTCCGGCTCAACTGTGACAAACCCGCCAGGTGTAGCCGGATCGCAGTACAGGATTGAGTCCACTGGGTAAGCAGTGGTGTTGATGCCACGCACCTTGCCAAAGGTGGTGACAAAGCCGTCGTTGCCCGCTTCCACCGTCTCGGTCATCACGCCGAGAAATACATGTCCCGGCAGGCTGCCGTTGGCAATCATCGGCGCCACCTTGAGCTGCCCGCTGGCGCCATAGGTGCCGGCATACATCACGCCGGTGCCTTCGGTGATGGTGCTGGCCGTGTCGTTATGCACCAGAAAGCTCATCTCCTGGCCAACCTGCAGCACCGTGCCGCCGCCCTTGGCAACGTCCAGCGTCTGCTCGTCCTCGTTCCAGGCCAGCTCTCCAGCCGTATCCGCATTGCCGCCAGTGGTCTTGAGGTTGAGCGCCTGAACCGTGGGTGCATCCGTCCACGCATTGGTTGCACCGCTGCGGATCAGCAGGTCGCCTTCATTGCCACCTGATGGGACGCCAGCACCAGCCGGGCCCTGCGGGCCTGGCGCTGTGATCTCAAGGACATTGGCAGCCGTCTCGGTAACTAGAACTTGCTGCGTGGTGTTGATCTCTACGGTGTTGCTCATGGCGTCGTATATCCCTGGCTAGGGCGCACGATGCCTTCTAAGTAATACTCTCGCAGTCCACTGCCATTGATCAGCATCACGTCGTAATACGCCTCATCCGGCAGGTTGACCGTGATCGCATAACCCAGCTTCAGGTTGACCTGCCCATTGGCTGCACTGGTCACGGTCACCGTGAAATCACCGATCTTGCTGGTGCGCTCTTTATTCCACACCTGTGCCAGCACCGTCCACCCCGTCAGGTTGATGGCAGCGCCGGTGCTGTCCTTAAACGTCAGATCCAGCGGAAAATCAGCGCGGCGCTGCGGGCGGATGTTGTAGCTGGCAGGGGTGATGGCCATGGTCTAGTTATCCACGATCGTGTCCGGGTTGGTCTGGATGTCCACGCGCATCTGACTGCGTGGACCCACACCACGCGGTACCGTGATGGTCACGGCATTGCTGCCGGGATAGGCCCAGATCAACCGGCCCGCCACGGTCTGCAGGCTGGCATCGCCGCTCCAGTCCACCAGATAGATCGTCCAGCGGCTGAACGCATGTTCCTGCCCGTATTGCCGAATCACCTCCAGCTCCGGCTCGCGCAGGATCACGCATTCCAACCCGCTCACGCTGGTGCCTGCCGGCAGGCTTTCACCCGCAGCACGCACTGCAATGGCCGGTGTGGTCACGCCATTGGCCAGTGTGTAGGTGCCCAGCACATCCACCAGCGTGGTTTCCAGTGCCGTCCGCAGGCTGAGAACGTTCATGCGCCTAGATTTCCGGCCACCAACAGCAAACCGGCTTCCAGCCAGCCTGCCAATGGTCTGGCGGGGATCTGCACCTCATAGGTGGCAAGTGGGCGATCCAGATCCCGCAGCAGCACCGGCCCACTGATCTGGCCATGCACGGCCACCAAGCCGCCACGGCAGTTCTTGCCCTCCCAGCTGGGGCACAGCACCCAAATGCGCTGGTCATCCGAGTGCAGCGCTCTGACGCTTGGCGGTGCAGCGTTCTCGTTAGCGCTGGCCAGGATCTGCTGCCAAGCGGTCAGCAGGATCGACGGCAGCTTGTCTTCATGCCGCAAGGCCAAGGCTGTGGCAGCCACCTCAGCGCTGAGTTGGGCAGTGGGTTCTTCCTTCTCGCGGAACAAGGCGAAGTCGGCCGGTGCAAACGGCTTGCCTTTCTTGGGGTCGCGGTTGATGTTGGCGGTCAGTGCCGCAAGGCTGGCCACCGGCAGCTCAGCCAATGCCATCTCCTCGCGCTTCAGCTTCTGCAGCGCCTTCCACGCGCCCAGCACCGTCACCCGTAGCTCAGTGCCATAGGTGGTGCGGTCAAATTGACCGGGGAACCCTCGGGCTAGTTCCCAGAAGAGTGCCGCCCAGTCCGTTTGTTGCCGGTCGGCTTGACCGGCTGCGGCTTTCCCAGCTCTTCCTCAGTCGGTGGTGTGCTGGGCAGATCCTCGGCGGCCTGCTCATCCTGCGCCAGCTGCCACAGACCATCGAAGAGTGGCTTGTCCATTTTGCGGGTGTCGTCCAGCGTCCAAGCCGGCAGGTTGCAGCGGCTGCGCACCAGCGCCGTCACAGTGGCTTCTAGGTTGGCTTGGCCAGCCTTGGCATAGACGCGGGCCACCTCAGCAATGCGCTCGGCATGACGCACCCGAATGGCATCCGCATCCGGCTCCAGTGCCCGGCCAGCAATCGCGTTCTCAATCAGCTGGAACGCTTCAGTCAGGCTGATCTCTTCCTCTTTGGCAATGGCATCCGCGATCTGCGCACCACGCACAAAGGCGCTCTGCTCTTGGGCCAGCAGCTCACTGATGGTGGCACTCTCACCCACCGTTAAGCCACCACGCACCTCCACTTCCAACACGCCAACCTGATCGTTGCCGATCTGGCGCACACTGCGCGGCGCGGGTGGAGTGACAAACGGCAGCATCACGACTTGGCGATTGTTTGCACCAGTTTGGCGTCAGCTTGACGCCGCAGGAAGCCATAGCGGTTGGCCTGCGTCTGCAGCTGAGCACGCTGCAGCAGGGCTTGGGCGTTGGGGTTTGGGGTGGTCATGGTTAGGGCGGTGTGAAGTTGGTGGTGTAAAGCGCTTTCTTAATAAAGCGGGTTTTGGCCATGCTGACTTCAGAGCTAGTCACCTGATAATCGGTCACACCATTGATAGTCACCTTGTCTGCGTCAATGTCACTAGGGCCATTGGCATCGCTTCCGTAAACCGCTAATTGACCATTGATAAAGCAATAGATAATGCCAGACTTGCGAGTAATCGCAATGTGAAACCATGTCCCCGCCGAAAGCGGCACATTAAAACCAGGCGTTGCTGTCCATACGCCAGGATCAAGCGTGCCCACGCTCGTTAAGTTGTTATATAGGTAAGTAAAGCCTCCAGTTGTGTAACGGTCGTAGTGCAATGTAATCGTGTTTATACCTGTAAACTTTTCGTATTGCAAGTATAAGTAATGCCTGCGGCTGGTGCTGCTACCGTTAAAAGAGTACTGTGTTCCTGCAACCCAAATATACTGGTCAACCTGCATCAAACTCGTTAAAAGTTGCACGCCATCAACTTTTACATAGGAGGAGAACGTGAAATCAGGCTTGCCGTCCATCGTGAAATCCGGCGATGTGACTCTCAAATCACCACCACGGCTGGTGTTGCGTAGGCTGTATCCGTTTCCGCCTGGCCCAGATGTAGAGCTGCCTAGACCGTTGAGGGCTGAGGAATTGCTTGCAGTGAACACCAAAGGCGATTGCTTCGCTGCTTTGGTGACAGCTGTAAACGCATAAGGGCCGGTCTGCGTCGCTGCTGTTGGCTCAATGCTCCACTCAAATACAGAGTTTCGCCGAGCTGCCGGCTCATCCTTGCGAGCTGCTGTCTGCAGCGGCAGCCCAAACAGCGGCTGGCCATCAGGGCCAATCCCCTGTTGAGCGCGGTTGGCATCGCGCTGGCGCTTGCCATCCACCTCTGCCTTGCTGCGGGCATCCGCTTCTAGCTTGGCCTGGCGATTGGCGTTGGTCTGCTGCTTGGCCTTGTCGCTGAGCCCAGCCTTACCAACGGTGACGTTGATGTAGGTGCTCATACTCAATCATCGGTTCTGATGCTTAAGCGATACGTTTGTGTTTGGCCAGCAGACAGCGTGATGTTTGGATCTTCTGTGATCAGGCTGTGGATGAAAGTCTCCCCGTCGATATACAGCACGATGCGGTCGTAGCTGTAGCCCGCGCCGCTGGCGGTGAAAGCTGCGTCAATGTCAGGCAGCTTGTAGGTGCCAGTGGTGGCGTCATAGGCCCCCGTGCCGATCGTGGTCGAATAGCGCACATAGCCGTTGCCAGACTTTTCAACGCTCTGCCAGTTGGCCACGGTGCTCTCAGCTGTGTACCCAGTCGCGCCAACGCTGCAGAGCATCACCTTGAGCACCTCGCCCTCAAACACCAGCCCGGCTTGGCGCTTCAGTTCCTTTTGGCTGATCGTGGTTGTGGTTGCCATATCAAGCCACCGTGAAGGTCACAATGCCTGAGGCATTCCAGATCACCTTAAAGTCGGTCCCATCGCCAGCTGACTGGTTGCCGCCGAAGTCCACAAAGGCCACGGGTGGATCGTTGGCATCAGTGTCGTTGTAGAGGATGGCATAGGCAGCGGGGCCTAGCGTGCCGCCTGAAGCGGTCCAAGTGACATCCGTAGCGTCAAAGGCTGCGTCGTTGCCGGTCTGAGTCACGGTCACTCCCGTCAGGGCCGCACCGCCAGCGGTGTAGCCATTAGCGGTGCTGAGTTCCGTCTTGGTGATGCCGGCCAGCGTGGTGTTGGCACCAGAGAAGGTGGCAGCCGAGCAGAGCATCAATTTGAACGTATCCGAGGTGCTGTTGGACCCATCGGCAAAGCGCTTTGCAGTGTGTTCGTACAGGCTGATCGTGACCGCCACGGGTGCTACAAGGCTGTGAGGCTAGGTTGCCTCGGGTTAGAGGTTGGGGAATGGCGCTGTTGGAGCAGTAAAATTAGTTGTGTAGCGGGCAACACCTTTTGTAATCCTAACTTCATCAATATATCCATCTACGCATGTCCCACCGCTGTTGCGGTCGTTGGCTCCGATGGAAACAAGCATATTGCCAGATGGGTAAGCGGCTGAGCTTGCTGTGCCTAGGGAAATGCCATTGCTAAACAACCTAGTTGTTGATCCGTCTCGTGTCCAAGCAATATGATGCCATGTTAATGTGCTTGGAGCTGTTGCTGTTATCTTTGAAGTCCCGGTCCCGCCGGTCTCGGTGTAGACAACAATTAAATCGGATACAACTGAAATGCTGGCACGCTCCGTGCCGCTAGCGGAAAGCTGAATGATGTTTTGATTGTTGGTAGTGCCGTTCAAGCGAAGCCATAGCTCAACAGTAAAATCGCCGGCAAATAATGCAAACAGCGAAGAAGCCGCAAAAGTCACATAGTCACTTGTGCCGTCAAACAATGCGCTTGAGCTTCCGGACTTGCTTTGTGCAGTGCTGATCTGAGCGTTTCCATTGACCGTTGCGGTCAGTGCATTGCTGCTACTATCGGTAAATGTTGTGCTGCCGTTGCTGCCATCCATGTGCAGCAGCAGGCTGACGCTATCAAAGTTGGCGTCGCCAATCCACGCATTTTGCCGTTGGTACAGAATCTGTTCGTTCAGTGTCCAGGTGCCTACGGCAGCACCACGCCGAGAGGTGCGTGCAGACCCCAGCAGCCCTCCATTGCAGCCGATCATCAGCTGATCTCCTCGTAGCCGATCACCAGCTCCAGGTCACTGACCGCTGATGCCTTGGCCCGCAGACTGTCGCCCTCTTCTAGATAGATATAGCCCTCCCGAGTCACCAGCAGCTGCGTCGCGTCCGCTGGCACCGCAATGGTCTTAGCCAGATAGAAGTCAGTGGTGCCGTTGTAGATGGTGAGGTCAATATCAGCTGCGTTGGTGCCGTCCACATTGGCGCAGTAGACGCTGTTGATCTTCAGCACCTTGCCCGAGGCTGCGCTATTGCTCAATGCAGCAGCAAGGCTGGCCGTGACGGCATAGCGTGCTGTCTTGCCCGTGATCGTTGTCGGCTGCTTGAGATTCGGGGCCGCCATACCGCACCTTCGCTAGACCAAGGTTGCCGGCGCTTAGTCGCCCCACCAATCCACCCGCCAATCGCGCAGCAGCGTGAAGAACTGCGTGGCCAGGTTGGTGTAGTAGTCGTCGCCGGCCTGCAGATCCGGTGTGGCACCCGCCACGGTGATGTCGGCCACGGGCACCAGCACCACTGTGAGGCTGGCCTCCACGGTTGGTGCCGCACCAACCACAACCACATCGGCTGCAGGCACCTGCACCACCGTCGCCGTTGAAACCGCCGGACCTGCGCCTGCAACCGCAACATCCGCTGCTGGTGGGCGTAGGGCCACGCCAATGCTCACAGCAGGCGTTACACCGGCCACGCTTACATCAGCAGCAGGCACCTCGACCTTGAGGATGCGCGTCACCGCCAGTGCCGTGCGCGTTGTCACTGCTACCTGCGTGAGCAGGCTCAGCGCATAGGGCAGGCTCGTCACCTCCAGCTTGGTGATGGTGCGTGCCACAGCGACGACGGTCTCGTTCCAGGTCGGCACCGTGCTGGTCACCGTCATCTCACCATCAACCACCGCCGGTGCAGTCGGCAGCGTGGTGATGCCAGGCGCCACGGGGAACCAGAAGTCACCCGTACCACCCACGGCGCCCCAGAACAGCGCATCCGTGCTGGCCAGGATGCCGCTGGCGTCCATTTGCCAGCTGGTGCCATTGGTGCGGTACAGCGCCGACAACCCGTTGGCCTGCACCACGATCGGCTTGAACGGTGCCGATGGCATCCGCTTGGCCTCCACCTGGATGTTCATTCCCGAGCGGTTGCCCAGCAGCAACCGGTTCTGACAGCGCCCGTACCGTGCTGCTTTCTCAGCCGCATCACTGGCAGTAGACCCATAGGTAGGTGGTGTGCCCGCCTTGGTGAACGTGTCATCCGGTGCATAGGGCAGGCTGAACTCAATGCGCCGCTGCGCCGTCGCGCTCCCCAGTGCCAGCGTCAGCTCAGCCGTGCTTTCGGTCTTCCAGCCATTGTTGGGGTCGCCGCCATTGGCATTGGCTGCATTGGTGCGCTCAGCGCCATTGGGACGGCCCTCGTAGGTCGTGACACCTCGCTGCGTCGTGGACACGGTGGTGCCAGCGTGAACCAGAACGCCCTCAATGGAAGCCAAGTAGGCAGCCACCTCCGTGGCATTGGCGAACACATCCCGCGCTTCCGCCACCGCCTGCGATCCGGTCTGCCGTTCCGGTGCCCAAACGTACTCGCTGGTGGCGGTCTTGGTGAAGTCTCCGCTGCGCTCGTAGTCCTGCACCGTCTTGCCCACCAACACCAGACCCGTGCGGTTGACGTAATCGCTTGCGCTGTAGACCAGCTGCAAACCCAGCCGGCTGTAGGCCACGCGCCGATCCTCGTAGCGCAACGTCTCGGTGCGCAGCGGCTCAGCCGTCGTCATCGCGTAGGTGGTCGTCTCCACCGTTTGGCTGGACACGATGTCGGTGTTGGCATAGGCCACGCCGTTGTTCAGCAGCTGCACCACGCGGTTCTCTTCCACGTAAGCACTCGGGCTGGTCACCGTGGTGGTGCGTGAGGTCACCACATCGCGATACTGCTCCAGCGACTTCCAGTAAAACCACGATCCGGTGCTGACCGCTGTGGCCAGGCTGATCGTGTCGTACTCGGTCAGGGTGGTCGTCACCTGCCGCCCAGTAAAGGTGCGGCTCTGGTTGGTCCCGTAGGCCACCACCTTGGGCGCCAGCGTCTGAACGGATTCGTCTGACTCCCAGTTGACCGTGCCTGTGCTGCCGGCATCTGGTGGGGTCAGCTTGAGCGTGCTGTAGCTCACCACCACGGCTTCACCTGGCAGCTGGCCCACGCCGATGCTGCCAAGATCAATCAGCTTGGTACTGTCAATGACGGGGCCGGTGCCGCCCTTTTCGTCCAGCGAGAAGACCTTGAGCACCTCGCTGGTGTTGAGGTAGCCGCAGTAGCTCTCAGATACCAGCAGGTCGCTGAGCACATTGACGTAACCGCCGCTGAAATCAAAGCGGGCGATACTGAACTTGTTGGTCAGCGGGTTGGTATCAGCCGTGATGCCCAGCTCGTCTAGGCACTTGTCCATCACGCTGCTGGCGTGGATGGGAACGGTGATGATCTTGGCGTCATCCTCAGTGAAGTCGTTGTTGAGGATGTCGTCAAACGGCGTCCAGTCCTGCGGCTCCTGCAGGTCGCTCAGGTAGGTGAGCTTGCAGCCCAGCTCCACTTTGGTGGTGCGGCGGAAGGGATCGGCAAAGCTGCTCAGCACGCGCAGCTTGCGTGGCACCTGGCGGGTCACACCGTCCTGCGTGTAGCTGAAGGTGACAGCGGTGCCGATCGCTGGGGTGACGATGCCGCTCAGCTCGCAGCTGCCTTTGGTCTTGATCAGCCCGGTGCCCTGCACGTAGTCATCACTGACTGAGGCACTGATCAAGGTGCCGAGGCTGCAGGTGACCGTGGCGCGGATGTCGATGGCCATCTCAGATGATCTGCAGCGCCGTCAGGGACACGGTGTAGCGGGTGCTCTTGGCACCGCCGCTGATGATCACCTCAGCGCTGGCGCTGGGCGGCGAGATCGGGAACCAGCTGCTGCTAGCCGGCACCGCTGCGATCGTCTCGTCATACCACGACAGCACGTCGTCATAACTGCCGGTGGTGATGTAGCCCTCGATCTGCCGCACCTTGTGCGCGGTCAGTGCTCCGGTGACATAGCTCACGCCCGTGGCGGTCAATGCCACGCTGGGGCCGTCTTGGCGGGTCAGCATCGGCTTGGTCAGCGTGACCACCGGCGAGGTGCCCGATGCTCGCGTCAGGGTGAGTGTGCCGTAGCTCGGAGTGGCGGTTTCTGTGTTCTGGCGTGACTTCTCCTGCTCCCGCAGCAGCACCGCCAAGGCTTGCGCGGCATCCACCAACGTGGCGCTAGCACTGACATAGGCACCGGCCTGCTCACCGCTAGGCGCCTCGGTGAACCAACAGGCCAAGCTGCTGACGCTCAGGCCATTGGCGCTGGTGATGCTCAGGCTGACGGTGGTGCCAACGCTCGCGCTGCTGAGCGTGTCGGCATCGGTGATGCGCGTGCCACGCCAGGTGTTGTACTCGCTGATCAGCGCCTGCCACTGGCTGCTGGTCAGCAGGCCATTGATGCGGAACGTGCGTGCGGTCAGGCCAGTGCGCGCATCGCCTTCGTAGCCAAACGGCTGAGCGGTGAGGGCGTTGGTGCTGAAGCTGCCGATGGTGATGGTCATGATCAGAAACCGGCGTTGACAGGGCCGAGCACATCACCGCTGGCGGTGCCGCCGGGGACGTTGACATTGACTTGCCAGGTCTTGCCGGCCAGCTGCTCGGTGACAGCTGCCAGCCGTTCATTGATGGACACCAGCCCCGCTGTGGAATCAGCCAGCGCTTGCTGTGTCTGCTGCACGTTCTGAGTCGCTCCAAACTCCCGGTCCACGTTCTCAATGAACTGGCGCACTGAATCAATGACACCAGTGGTGGTACCCCGGAACTCAGGCGCCTGCGCACCGGTGAGCTGCGTGAACTGCGCCTGCGCTTGACGGAACGACGGCAGCAAGGATGCCAGCGTGACTTGGCCGCGTTCTTGGATCTGCTGCTGATTGAGAAACTGATTCAGGCCGCCGGGGTCGTTGCGGATGCCGGCCAGCTCCAAGGTGGCACGTTTCAGGTCTGCCGATAGTTGCTTGCCGGCGTCCTTCAACGCCGTGGCCCCTTCAATCAGCTTGAGGCGTACTTCTTCTGAGGCAACCACCTGCTGATCCACCAGCTTTTGCAGTTCAGGGCCGGAGTCTTTGCCCTGCAGGCGCAGCGCATCAATTTGCGCACCGATCTGCGTGACTTGATCCTTGGCAGCTTGGACGCCGGCCTCGATCTCTTGGCGCTGCTGGATGGTTTGACGCACTACGCCAGCCTCGGCAGCAGCCAGCTGCTTGGCATAGGCAATGCGCTGCTGCACGTTCTGCAGGGCCAGCTGGGCCTCGACGCGTTGCTGCTGTTGCTGCGCAGCTACCTTCGGATCCACCGTTGTGGCCGTAGGAGTCAGGGTTGTTCCTTGAAGGATGGCAGCAAAGGCGTCTTTTGCTTTCTCGGCTTCCTTGCTTGCTTTGCCAACGGCTTTGCCAACGCCTTCATAGCCCTTCTCCAGCAGATATGCCGCGCCTGCAGAAGCTGCCAGAGCAGCGCCCAGCACAATCCATCCCTTTGGACCTTGCAATGCCAAGACGGCAGCCTGCGCCACGGCCACTGCCTTAGCGGCCAAAGCCCAAGCGCTGAACGCAGCCCGCACGGCGAGGATCCCTGCTGCAAATGGCAGCAATGTGCGGCCAAGGTTGACAACCGATTTGCCAAAGTTAGATAGCGCTGTCTGGTTCTCTTTGATAAACGCACTAAAAGCTGCGATTCCTGCAGCCACCTGCTGAATTACACCGACCAACGCAGGGCCAAACGATGCCGCTGCCGTTTCCTTGAGGTTGGCAAAGGCAACGCCAAGCTGCTCCACCTGCGTGCGGCCTGGTGCAGCCGCTGTGGCCAACTTCTTGGCGGCGTTGAAGACGATCTCGCTGGTGATCTTGCCGTCTGAGCCGAGTTGACGCAGCGCGCCAACATTGACGTTCAACTCCTTGGCAATCGCCTGCGCAAAGGCCGGCAGTTGCTCCAGCACAGAACGCAGCTCATCGCCTTGCAGTCGGCCGGATGCCAAACCCTGCTTCAGCTGCAACAGAGCAGCGGATGCCTCGGCGGTGCCAGCGCCTGACAAGCGAGCGGCATTGCTGATGCCAACGAACAGCACCTCCAGCTGCTGCAGGCCGATTCCGGTACCACGCAGTGCGGCGTAGAGCTGGGAGAAGTTCTGGCGAGCGTCCAGCGCACTGATGCCGAGAACTTGCTGAATCCGCGAAGCTGCGGCTGCGGCTTGAGCAGCCTCGCCATAAGCGCCAGCAAGCGACTTCAGTTGAATCTTGGAGCGCTCCGAAGCCTGCCCTGTGCTGATGATCTGCTGCGTCAGCGCACCAATGCCGACGATGCCGGCAACGCCAGCCAGGTTTTTGAATGCAGCGCCTAGGCCATCAAACGTGCGACTGATCTTCTGGCCTGCTGTACTGGCCTGCCGTTGCGCTTGATTCAGCCCGGCATTGAACTGCTGATCGTCAACCGTCAGCGTCAGTACAGCCTGCCCAAGCTGATCCGCCACGCCAACCCACCATCTTTCTCAAGGTTGCCGCCGCTGCAACCTAGGCCATGACAAGCGCACTCGCTGGCCTCGCTAACGCTTCCGCAGTCTTCACCCTGCCGACCGTTGGCACCATCACTGATCCAACCACTGGCAACATCACCCCGGCCACCGAAACGGTCAGCGTGACGCTGTACCTCAGGCAAGGCGGCAGCAATGGCTCCAACCTGCCGGGTATTGATGCCGACGTGGAAACCTTCGAGGGCTATGCCGTCAGCCCGCAGGCCCTCGATGCTCGCATCAAGCCTGGCATCACCGGCACACTCAACTTTGCCAGCCAAGGCAGCGTGGCCTGCGAGGTGATCAGCAGCCGCTTCCCCTACGGCAGCACCGGCACCATCGGCAGCACGCTGCAGCAGGTGCTTGGGGACAAGATCCGCCTGGTGCGCTACGTGCAGAGTTGATGGCAGTCCAGGTCAGGGCCACGTACAAGCTGACCGGGTGGAACAGCACCCAGCTCAAGCTGCGCATTCCAGCGATCCTGACCGCCTACAGCACAGTCATGGATCAGCAGCTCAAGCAAGAGATCAAGACCGCGCAGTTTGACTGGCCACGCCCCACCAAGCGCCGCAACAACAGCACCGTCACCAGTCCGCGTGACATCGTGGACTTGGGCGGGTTCCTGCGCTCGCAGCGCCGTGATCGCCCCAGTGCCACACAGCTGCGCTTCACATGGGATGCCAAGTCAGACAAAGGGTTTCCCTACGCGCCGCTGATCTTGACCGGCTACACCACCAGCCGTGGCACCGTTGTACCTGAGCGCAACTGGATTCAGCCTGCCCTAGAAGCCGTGCCGCTGGATCAGTTCTTTGCCCGTGAATGGCGCCGCCTCGCTAGCAACCGCCTCTAGACAAAGAAAAAGCGGTCGCCTCCACAACGACCGCCCCTCGACTCTCCCAGTCTAGTTTGCTCAGGCGTTAGTCTCGGCCACCCAAGACGGCGCACCATAGCCCGTCAACGTGAAGCTCACAGTAGCCACCTGGCCTGCGGCCACGCTCTCCTGAAAATCAGTTACGAACGCAACGCCGGAATGGTATTCAGGGTTGCCGGTGCTGCTCATCTCAGGGGATTCCCGATACCATTCCACCGTCTTGGTGGTGGCATTGAGAAACGCGTCCTTCAAGATGGCGTATGCGGCATCGTTGAGGTCTAGGTTCATCGTGGATGGTACGGTATATCCCATGCCAGTTACCACAGACTTCTTAAAGCCTTGCGTGCTGCTGTAATCAATCACGTCCGTGGTGTCGCTACTGCCTTGAATGGGGCAGTCGCTCAGGTTGCCAACTAGGGTCATCCCAGTTGAAGCGGTCGGGTTTGTGCTGGACGTAGTGCCAGCCTTGACGTACAGCTTGTAACCAAGGGCGGCGAAATAGCCCATTTGATGCTCAGGGTCGTGTGCCCTAACTTGCCGCTTCTTCCTCAGCCTCCAGCACTTCCCA